TTGAATTTTAAATTGAGCATCACCCGCCAAACTATCTAACCATTCAACACCAGTGTTTGTATCTAACTCACCAGCTCTATAGTCTTCAATGGTTGTTCGTACTTCTTCATCTCTGCCTTCCCATCTTTGACCTACCTCTTCTATCCATTGAGGAATAGTAAACATACCCCCTAAATCTAATTTATCAGTTTTTTTATCAGGAATAAATACGACAGAAGAATTTATAGTATTCCCATTATTAGTATCAGGTACAAAAGTAACTTCACCCATTATTCAAATTCTCCTTATTCTGTTGGTGGTATAAATTCTTTCCCATCAGCTGTATAGTATTTTCCATCAGGATATTTCCATATTACTGTTCCAGTAGCTTCGTCTGTTCCTTTTATAGCTCCTTCAGGTCTCAACGCTGCTCTTTCTTTTAACTGAGGTGGGTCTATTAATAAAGTTGTATCTCCCAAACCCGCAGTTGCCAATGCACCTGCAGGTAAATCCGCAACCTTCTTATTATGATTAGCAATTATGGCTAAATTAACTCTCTTCTGAATATCTAGGATTTTTCTTAAAGCTCTTTCATCAAATGTTACATTACCACCTGCAATTCCTAATGCGTATTCCCTGTCAGCATCTGATAGACCAGTACCCGAACCAAACTGTTTGATAATCTGACCTACTAAACTACCTAAAGTAGCTGTATATGCTTGAGTAGAACTAACTGAATTATTTTTAGTTAAACCAATTTTATTTAAGATAGCGTGAGCAGCATTTTGAGTTTTAGCAAAAGCTCCCGAGTGTATTCCTTCATCTAATAAATCAAGACCAGTTTCAATAGTATGTAAAGATTTAACAGCCTGTTCAGCCTCATCAAAACTTTCTAATACTAATTTTCCATATCCCTCACCAAATGCTGCGGTTACAGAACTCTCAGGTTTTTTAAATTTTACTACTAATTCGTGAGCTTTCTTAAAACACTCAGGGTCATTTATGTCACATTTTAGTACATTGGCAGCATCTCTATAATGTTTTCCTAAGTTACTTAAATCAGTTTTACTTGCTGATGCAGCAGTCTGATTTTGTTTTAACAGAGGCATTACTTGCTTTTGAAATTCTGCTGCTGATTGTGGGTCAATCTGCATAATTTTATTAAATGTATCAGATACAGACTGAGCATTAGTTAAATCTACACCCTTCATAGCAGTTAATATTTGATTCTCTTTAGAAGTAAAACCTTTACCTTCCATATAAGGGTCTATCAGACCTGTCCCCACACCCCTAGCAACTCCTCGATACATATCGCCGAGTGTCTCTGGTGCACTTCCTAATCCTTGTCCGTCAAATAATCCCATAATTATATCTCCTAAGCGTAAGGGTTATTAAATCTTGGAGCATAGCTATAATTAGCTTGTGCCGCCAAGTTTTTATAAGGGTCTTCTTGATTAGCATATCCCATCAGATGCTGACCTAAGGCATAAGGTAGCTGTGCCTGTGCCATACCTGTTG